ATTCTTTAAGAAAGAAGAGAACTCCTGTTCTACATACTCTCTATCTTCGTTAACTGTCTTATAAGCTTCTTTTAGCTGTTCTACAACTGATACCTTTAATACATCGTTTGCAATCTTCTTAACTTCAACCTGTAGAGAATCTAGAGAAGGTACTGTGTGGTACTGTTTATAGTACCTTAGAATTTCACCTATAATCCATTTATGTGCTGGATTATCAAAGGATTCTGGATCTAAGATATCATGTATTGTGTTTAGAAATTCTTTATGTTTTAATAAAGAGGTAATAACTTTTATCTGAAAGCTTGAGCTATACTCAGATAACTTACTTAATGTGGTCATGTTGTAACTGTTTATTTTATAATATAACTACTTAATCTCAGACCGCCAACTTAAATCCAGTCAAATATTGAAAGGTATCGTAAAACCAAGTTGCTACATTAGGTATACTGTTACCTAAATAATCCTCAGCATAATACTTCATAAAGGTAGCTTTATCTACAGTCATATTAGGATTATCTATTACGTGTTGAATCCTTATTAGATCTTCTTCCGGAATATTAACTTCATGTAGATTCATTAACTGTTTATTGATAGCTAGCTGCTGGCGGAAATCATGGATTTTCTTATACTTTCCTTGCTCTTTTTCGGCATGTTCTAAGATCTGCTCTATGTGTAGAGTCTCAGGTTCTTTTAGGGCCGGGTATAGCTTTAACATCGTTTTTACTCCTAACCCCTGGACTCCAGGTACATTATCAGAGTTATCTCCAAGTAAAATCTTTTGAGTTAGAAAGTTATTGGCAGGTATGCCATACTCATCTAGAACTGCTTTTGGCGTATAGAACTTCTTCTTCACCGGTGAATACACTGTTACCCTATCTGATACTAACTGTAGATAATCTCTATCTGAAGACATTATATGTACCGAATCTCCTGTTGTATTACTAATATGTGCTATAACATCATCTGCCTCTATCTTATCTATTGATAACATATCCACAGGTAGACATTTTAGATAGTCTACCAGTCTTACTAGCTGATCTGTAATAGATGCAGATTCATCAGCTTGTGAATCAAATCCATCCCAATTTGAGATTTTATTGATTTTACGGTTAGCTTTGTATTCAGGATAAAGATATCTTTTATTAGTTGATCCTCCATGTCCATCAAAGACAAGGATTACACGGGTTGGTTTGATATGCCTGATAGCAAAACCAATTGATTTTAGATACCCGGTTAACCCCCCAATATGATTTCCCTGAGGGTTTAAATGGTGGATCATTACGAAACTTCTTAGAAAGGTATTTAACGAATCTATAAGTAGAATTCTACTGTTTTTATGTAGTGGAGTTTCTTTAGATTCTTTTAGCCCATCTATAATTGCTTTAAATTCTTTATTCACTACATTGTTTTAGTGGTTAATTTAGATTGTTTCTTTTGCTTGGCAAGAGGATTTGCAAGTCTATCTGCAATTCTTTCACTTATGATTTGGATATCTTGCTGTGTAGGTTGATAAGTATTCATCATCTCTACCGGCACTCCATCCCAAGAGCTCTCCCAGTTCTGCACGTTAAATCCTCTACGCTTACATTCCTGGTATAATTCTCGATACCTCTCTTTGAGGTAGCCTAGTTTATTATAGAAGAACGAAACGTGGCCTTTACCCAAGCTAAACTTAGCCGGTATAGACTTTGGATTATACCTACCTCTAGATACTACGTTTGGAATACGTTTTAATTCTCGATGCTCGGCAATTAAATGCTGATTAGTTAGAGTTTGGGGTGGAATCCCGATGTTGATGCGTGTCATAACCTAAATATAATTACTTTTTTTCAGTCTACCAACTTATTCTGCCTCTGAAGCATCAAAGATATCTCTTGTATCTTCTGCTGCCTCTTCGATAAGATCGAAGTCTGTTGTTCCTAGAACTGATAACCATTCTGCTGAATAGTCTTTTTTATACTTGTCGATTGCTTTCTTGTCGTCGGCTATAAATCCGTGAGCGGTCATTATTATCTTACCTTCTGTTTCTACTCCAGTAACGTGATTTTTATCACAAGAGATTTTAGTACGTTTAGCAAACTGTACAGTTTTACCGCCTTTTGTTGCTTTGATTTTGTTGGTACCTGAGTTAGCAATATTACCAAATGTAATAACCATACTAGCATCGAAATACATCGTATCTCCACCCTTGTTTTTCAACTTAGGCTGCTCCATTGGTGAACCTGGTTTCAATACCCAAACCTTATTAATAGCCACAAAGGTATTGGTGTAGACTTGGTTTACTTTTCTTGATAACGGAAATTTCTGATTAATGAAGTTACCGAATTGTGTTGACATAGCACCTGCATTCCATTCATTGTTGTTAGATGCTTTTTCAACTGACATCTTACATGGAATTGATCCAACTGAATCCCAGAAGAAACATAATTCATAAGGTAACTTACCTTTCTTTTGTTCGTCTAGAATATCGGCTACAAATGCTGCTACATCTTCAATCGTTCCTAATTTTTCTCTATCTACATATAAGAAAAATCCTTCATAATCTACTACCTCTCCTGTATCTTCATCTGCTACTTCTTGGAATTGAAAACCCATTTGTCGGGCATGCTCCCAACTCCATTTCATCTCTGTAATAATTAATACAGGTAAGATTCCCATCTTCTGTGCCGACACTGCTGCCTCCAGTAAAGCGGTTGTCTTACCTGTATCAGAATGACCTCTCAACAGCGTTATATGTCCTTTCGGTATTCCAGGTACAGAAACTGTATCCTTGAAAGCTTCCGATAAAGGTATCCATTCTTGGGTTTTAAACTTAACCGGTGATGATGCTAGGTTTTTAGATTTCTTAAACCCGCTTAAATCAGGTACTGTATTAATCGCATCGGATAACTTTGCATTTAGGGATACACCTTTTTCTGCTTTGGCCATAAACTGTTAAATTGATTGGTTTTAATTAAAATGGTAAATCGTCGTCTGATTCTATTTCTTTAGCTGCTTTTGTAGGTGCAAATATATCATCGAAGGCTTTATCTACATCTAATGGAGATGCTTTCTTACCTAATGAATAATTTGACTTTACTTTTTCTACTGGTGCTGCTACAGTGGGTGCCGGTGTTTCAGCTACTTCTTCTGTTTCAGAAGGATTTAACCATTCTAGTAATGAGTTTTTCATTTCATCATACCCGTATTTCTTGAATAGGGTCATTGGATCTGGTTGGTTTTGTAACCAAGCCTCTACATCTTTACCGTTCGGCGATAGAGGTGTGATCTTAGTTCTAACTCTAACCTTTGATTGGTTATAACCAGTACCGTTAGTTTCTGCGTCAGTAGTTTCGATTGTTAAATCTCTACCTTCTACTGGATCGGTATAGTCTTGTACATCTTCGTCTTCAGCGATTGCTAGTAACTCCATGTAGATTTGTTTACCGAACTCCCATAACCTTACGCCTTTTTCTTCTTCACCTCTTACGATAACAGGTGTAAATACACGCATCTTAGGTGCTAGTTTTTTAGCCATCGCCCAGTTGTCTTTGTCACTAGTCTTTCTTAGCTGATCGGCAAATTCAACGATTGGGTCTTTCTCACCGAAGTTGGCTAGTGAGATCATTGTACGGTTTCCTACTCCGTAATGGAAAAATAATTCCTTAAAAGGATTGTGCTTGTCGTACATCGAAGGTACAATTCGAATTACGTGTTTTCCCACACTGGGTTTCCAGATTAACTGGCTTAGATCTTTTCTTTGGCCTCTATTACCTTTCTGTTGTAAGGAAGCCAGCTTGCTCTTGATTGCTGTTAGGTCCATGCCCATGTTCTTAGCTGTTTTATTGTGAATTAATAATATACAGTGTTTATATTGCCGTATAAGAGTAATATACGGACTTCTAGTTAGGTTAGCAACTTTTTTTTACATATAAATGCTACCTCTTATACCAGGACACATTTTTCTAATTTCTTCTTCAGTGTAGTTTTTAGAAAGCGGAGTACCTTTTATCCAAAAAAACCCACCTACTTTTAAACCTTTAGGTAGAGAAGTGATTGGAGTATCGCTTAAATTAAGATCTCCTCCTACTTTTAAACCTTCAGGTAGTGAAGTAATTTCACTGCCGTACAAATCAAGACTACCTTTTATATGTAGATCTTCAGGTACTATAGAATCAGGCTCATAAATAAGCTTATACTCAAAAGGTTTCTTTTTTCCTTCTTTCTTCTCTAAAAAATTAAAAAACTGTTTTATGTGTGACATACTGATTACTAATTTTTTAAAGTGTTACAATCTTAAAAATCTTTGTTTTCAGTTGTCTTAGATCAGGACCTTGGGTGAGTAAAACGGTGTTACGATGGTCTTGCCAGTTTATTTTAAATTGAGGATCTATAGTACCGCCGTTTAAGGTACGTATTAGTGCATTTAAACCATTGATGGTATATAACGTATTGGATTCTTTTTTTCTATGTAGAAGTATGGTGTTCTTTAAAACACTGTTACTTGAATTAGGCGGGTCAATGTTGTAAGTAATAAGGTACTCTTCACCGTCTACTGCTTCTAGTACAAATATTTTATTGTATACTATGCTGTAATGTGTTGTAATGGTTGTAAGAGTATCGTCTAAGATATCTTTAGCAGTAAAGGTACAAAATAATTTATTGCTCAATTGGAAAATGTTTATCTGTTCTGTCATAACTGTTTTCTTTATTATAAATAGCTGGTTTTTATTAGAGAAGCATAGTCTTTACCTGCTTTTACTTTAGCTTTAAACCCTTCTCTCTCAATTACCTTTTTAATTTCTAGTAGCACTTCTTTACCGTCTTCTAATGAAGCATCTAGTAAAAAAGAATCGTAAACCACTAATACTACCTCACTTTTATACTTACTTAGGATTGAATTAATCTCGATCAAGAAATTCACGTTTTGCCTTGTTTCCTCGTTCTGTATACTATAATTAAATAGTTTCTGTGGATTCAAAGAGATCTTTGGGAGATGCAAGGCTCTCCCTGTTTTCAATATAGTTTTACCTGTTTCTTGATACTCTATCCACAATCTATCTACGTATCTTTCTATTTCCTGGAAGAATGGTATGGATTTATACTCTTTATGTACTCCTCCGTAGATTTGTTTAAAGGATATTGCTTTGGCTTCTTGATATTCATCTTCTGTTAATTCTTCTTTTTGGAAGTAATACCTACCTAACTGTATATGAATAGATTCGGCGGTATCGAATTTATATCCAACCAGTTTTGCAATTAGAGTTAGATGGTAGGCTTCAAAGTCAAACTCCACAAATAAATCATTCTTAGGTATAAATGCCTGTCTTGAAGAATCCTCTTTATTGAGTGCAAGGAAATTTATGGCATTAAATGCATTTGTAGGTCTAGCCGTCAGGTTGTAGAGGTTATAGGAAGTGTAGATTGTGTTATCCTTAATTGAGTAAGGTCCCCAAGTTGGTTCATAATACTTATCAAAGATAACTGGATTTATTTTAATTCCGTTACTCTCTATTCTACTGTATTCTCTAGCTAGGTCAGTATTAAAGGTTGTATCTTCTTCCTTTCCTATATAGGCTTTAACCTGGTCGTAGAGGCATTCACATTTTTCGTAATGCTTGGATACAGGAATGATACTATTGAGATTTGGAAGTAGTGAATGGTCAGTATAGTAGTGCTGTATAATTTTAGGGGTACATTCAAAGATAACGTGTTTATTTTCCTGATCTAGAATAGTTTGATTGATATCAACTATATTATCATGCTTAATGAATCTAGAGGTCAGTTTTTGATCTTGACAGTACACCTTTTTATACCCAGCTAAAAATGCCTGGATTTCTTCTAGAGTTAAAGATAGAGTCTCACTATGATTAATAGCCAGAATATACCCGCTATATTTATCTCTTATATAAATAAGACTGACGTAATTTAATTCAGGATGGTAATTATCGCTACCTAATATAACCTTTATATAACAATCTTCTCTTAACACTAGCCTGGCTAACTGCTCACTTGTTTCTACTATGTAAAACATCTAAACCTTTTGTTGTAAGTTATGAACTTATTTTCACATTTCCAACTTTTTTTCTAATTAGTAGGTTTACTAAATTTAGTATAGTTACCTCCAATATAATCTGTTAGACCTTGGAAAGTTGGTTCTTTAGCTGCTACAAGTCTTGTATTTGTATCAATGATACCGGCGATTGGATACTTACCTGGAGGTCTAGTATTATGTAAAGGCCCGGTTAACTGCCATAATACACTTGTAGCCTGGTAAGTTATATAATCATAAACACTATCGGCAGTCTGCAAAGAAGTGTAGGTAGGTTGATCTACTTCAATAACAAATCCGGCCATAGTTCTTTTCTTGGCAAAATACCTTGTGAAATAACCTGCTTTGTAATCTTGATCAGTTGGTTGAGGATTAAAAGATTTGGGTACTTGAGATGTAAGTAGGAGTGACGGTGCTGCTACCGTATTATAGGTTTCATTACCCGGTACAATTATGGGTGTATCCGAGGTAGTGATAGTCGGTATCTGAACAGGTTTTAATGTAAAAGAGGGACCTGTTATAGGATCTGGTCCACTAAAAGTATGTCCGTCGTAGGTTATGTAATAAAGACCTTTATAGTCATTACCGTTTAATGTAAATTCACCACCTTGGGTCTTTAATCTAGTCTGTACTCTACTTGAGGGGTAGTATTTAATTGGCATATCTTATCTTAATTTATTTAACCTGTAAATCTCCAATCAGCTACGTTTCCTTGTTTAAAAGTAATGCCTTGAATGGTAGGTGTAGCTCCATTTGCAATCGACAAACTACGGGTAGCTATATCTATTTTAGCTGATCCTTTTCCTGTAAATGCTCCTCCTGTATCTAAGACTTTAAATATAATTAACTTACCGTTTTTACCTACGAAATTTGGATTTATTAAGTTAACTCCTTTATAAGGCGGTTTAGATAACGGTGTATCCATAGCGACGGTAACGTAACTAGCTTTACCCTCTAAGTAATCTTCTAATGTCTTAACAGGACTACCGAATCTATCTGATGCAGAACCTTCTAATTTTTTCTGAGTAGATGTTTGTCCTTTACCTGGTGCATAGTAAGTTACATAACTTGTAAATGGACTATTTAGTCCAGGTAGAGATGTCGGTAAGGTTGGCGGTGGTATAACTTTAGGTGTTGAATTAGATGGTGTTATTCGAGATCCAGATGGTAGATTTATCATACCCCCTCTAATTGACGTAGTCCATTGATTACTCTCAATAGTGTGACTTACACCATATACAGTAAACCCAACTAACTGCTTACCTTGTGAATCTAAATACTGTATGGGTAACCTACTTGAAGGAATTGTGAATGCTTCAAATAACGGTATACCGCCTATTCCATCTAGAGTCATATTGAGCTCTAAAGGTAAAACTCCATTTGCAGTTACGTGGTCGGCACCTACTCCTGTCCCATTTTTTATTTTTAAAAGAGCATCTAAATAATAGTTTTGAACTTTAGCTACATTATCTACTACGTATCTTAATTCACCGGAGTGATTTGTAAACCCGTAAGCGGCGGCAAGAAAATTATTAACTCCATTAGCTAATGCTACTAAGTCACTTTGTGCTTTTGCTGCTTGGTCCTTTGCTGCTTGATCATAAGTCGTTGTTCCACTTTTTGACGCTATTGCTGCATCATTTATTGCTAACCTATTTCTTAACCTACCGTTTATACCAAGTATACCGCTTGTATCTATATTAGCTCCGGTCGGATCATTTATAGCGCCTTCACTAGAATCGTGCATAGCAGTTATTGCTAAAGCAGATCCATATTGCGTACTTGCATTTGTTTTTAAACTAAAATCTCTAACGGTTTGATTTTGAAGTCCAAATACGTTTATAGTAGGGACTTCTTCATTATAATCTTGCATTTGATTTTCAATAATAGAAAATACATGATGTGGATCCATTCCATCAGGAAGTAGTTTTAATTGATTAATACCTCCGAGTGCTGTATTAATACCTTTGAGAATTTCATCTATATAATCAGATAAATTAACATTTTTAGTTTTTTGATCTTTTGAAAGTTGATTATCGTAAACTGAGATTAGATAATCCACATTAACAAATATATTTAACGTATTTCCGATATACACACTACTATTTGGACTTCTAGTTTTAACACTTGTAGTAGCGTGTAAGTATGATAGTCCGGTAGCAGTAATTTTATCATTGACAGTATTACCAGTTGAATTTGTAATAGGATTGGTTATTTCTGAAATAGCTACACCTTTTTTGGTAAATAGGTCTGCAAAATCTTGACCGTTACTACTAGTGTCTACTATACAAACACTGGGATCAGTAGATAACTGTGGCGGTACTCTTAAACATGTACTTGTATCCGGGTGAAAGTCTATGTACTGTAATGGTTTACCTTTACTCTCTGGTCCGGAGTACAATAAACATGAGTTGTTAATATAGGCTAGAAGTAAGCTTAACGGTATATATGATTTAGTTGTAACTTTAGATTTCTCAAAATCATTACCTACGATCTCTCTTATACTTAGAGTTATATAAGTCACAAAGTCTTCTATTTTTAAAGGTCGTATTTTATCTCGTAATATTAATTTTTCAGTATTACTAGCTTTTACGTAAGCTTTACTAAATCCATGCGTAGCTAGATCATCTAAGGAACCAATCTCTGCATTAGGGTTTAATCTAGATAGTAGGTCTACATTACTACTCGCAAAACACTGTCTAACTACTTCTTGGAACATTATGCTGTAAGGATTATTACCTTTTTGATTTTCAGTAGTGTATTTTTGAGTAAAGTTTTTAATGTTAACTAAGAATGCTTTTAGAGCCGAGTCAGGCGGGGTAGAGACTGTCTGTGTAGATGTTGCAGGTGAACCTTCTATAGGTATTATCTGCGGCATATTTGCCTGGCTATTAATCTTTAAAGATTCAGCTAATGAACCTAACCCGGTTAATTTTACAGTGCAGTCGTAACTTCCATCTTTATTTTGAGTCCAGTCATAGTTTGAAACTAATCCAATCATCGCATCGTAATTATATCCACTACGTTTTCTTATTGTTTTTATTTGATCTTGTATATCTGCAGTAGTAATTCCTGGTTTTTGAGTATCTATGGGTTGAAAAATATCTGTATGAACGTGTCCTTTATTGTCAACAAATACACTATGTCCCCACTCTACTAGACAGTAGTACCCGAGTCTGAAGTATAACATATCTAAAACACTAAGTTGATTTAGATTCCAAGCTTTTATTTTAATAGTTGCTGAATATACTGCTCCAACTGGTGGTAAAGATTCTAAATGTAAAGATTGTATACCTGGCATTGGTCTATAACCTAATTCACTAGTCCCACCAGGACCGTATGCACCATGTACCGGATCCACACCATATCTCATAGTCGCGTTAACTAGTCCATCTTTACTTGTGAAATTTGTGACTATTTCTCCGGATAAAGTCCAATTTTTTGCAAGATCGGTAGAACGTTCTATGTACACCTGGTTATCGAATAACCTATTAACAATGCCAATACTGTCTTTGCCTACAATTTCGGTAAAAGATGTCATTTTAATCCAGCAATTTTTGTTACTTAGATAGAGTAGGTTATTTGTATTTCTAGACCCTATTTGTCCTAGTAGCTCCTGTCTTCTCTTTAACTGTGTGATAATGTCTGGATTGAGTGCACCCCCAACAATATTTTCAACTGCCATATAACTTTAATTTATCTTATAGTATTAATTTGTGTATAGTTTGACAAGATAGTTTGCATATCAGATGGGATTCTCAGTTGAATTCCAATAGGTGGCAATAAACTATCTCCAGGAAGAGCATTTGCCGATGCTATGACCCACCATAGTGTGGTATCTTTGTAGTATTCATAGGCTAGTAAATCTAACCTATCCCCAACTGTTGTAATAACGTAAATATCATCGGGGTTAGCAATTATGTCCGGATATATGTTGTTAACATAGTGAGTAACTCTTAATGAGTTTTTTGTAGTGTTTATAGTTTGGTATCTACTTGGCATATATTATACGTTTGGAGTAGCATAAAAATTTGCTAACTGTGAATTTTTACCAATATTCCATCTGTTACTGTCTACATTAGGTGTAATAAGCGGTGTAATATTGGCATATTGATCTTGCTGTTTATTAGAAGGATTAGATTTTGGTATCCAAGATCTTCTTGGTAGAAAGTCATGTATTGGAGTGAATTGACAAGCTACATCTAAGACGTGAGGTAATTGGTACATGCCGTCTATTCCATTATCTCTTTCATAATTAATTTCCCAAGGTGAAGCATCTGGTACTGCTATATTCATGGAAGTTAAAAAGCCAGGCTGTCCTGCAATATAATCGCCTATAGTAACTTTTAATAACGGAGCACGCATAAAACCACTGCCCAGTACAGATTTATCTCGTCTAGTGAAACCCTGGTAATCTGGGTATAGTTGCGATACAAGGTAGTTTAACTTTCTATATAGAGGACGCATTTCAGATCTTGATTGCGCAGCTATTTTAAAGTTAAATGATACTATTCTTGTAAATCCGTTATAAGCATAAAAATTATCTCCTCTTCCTACATACCTAAAAGATGAATAGTCAGCAGAGTGGTTATCAGTTAGACCTGTTAGAAATGCTCTAAAAACCAATGCTGTAGAACCTTGTGCTCCAGAGTCTTGCCCTGTACTTTCTATCTCTATTGTATCAAATCTAAAAGTAATAAGATCTTCCACTGGCTTACCTCTATCTTCAGTTTGATTAATATCCAAGTGGTTAATTTTATCTTCACCTTGTTCGTATATAGAGGTGTAATCTACTCTTTGCTTTATTGACCTGCCTCCCGGTTTTCCAATACCGTATCTAGATTCTAAACTTCCGCTTGTATCAGAAGCTCCGCTATAACCTTTAGTAGAAGCTATACCTTTCAGCTGTAATCTAAAATCTTCACGTATTGAGTTTGTAGTATTTTTACTTTTTACAGAACGTATCTGATCATAATCCCATGCATCCCATATGTTAGTAGGGTTAACAGTACCTACAGTAGATCCTTCAGCAAATGCAGTTGAATCTGTCTGTAATAGCTCAGTATTATTTACTTTTTCAAGAAGTGGGCTACTTGCAGAGTATTGCTGTGCGTAAGCATATTTGTGATGATCATCTAGAGATGCTACTGAAGCAATATCACTGTAATTTTTACTTAAAGGAGACCAGTTATTTAAACTAACCGTACCTATACCCGATCCTAACGTAGTATTTAAGTCCGTATTACTAAAACGAGGTATTACAGTTGATCCAATACCGCCTATCGAATTTGGTCCACCATCATACTGTATTAGTAGAGTTGGATTTGGTGATATGTTAAGTTTATTAACATCTTGGGCTGTAGTTCCAGTCTGTAGATTAGCAATCTTTGTGTTGTATAGAGTAACTAATCTCTGCGGATTATCGTTACCTTCAGTAGGAGTTACTACATAATCGTAAGTAGATCTATAGGAATTAACCGGTGTATAACCGTGTCTATCGAAATGATAGCCTGATCCCTGTACTGATACCTGAGCTAGTGTGTTTGATCCATTGTATATTCTTGTTGCACCTAGAAAACCAAGTTCAACAGGTCCACCTATAGCTACTTCTTTTCCTGATTGTATATCCGGGTTAGCTAACTGTAGATACTGTTGACGTTCAATAAACATCTGACCGGCAGGTGATTTTAAGAACCGTGCAATACGTTGTGTATCGGCTAGACCCTGAATAGGTATAGTTGGTCCAACTGTTGATATATTGTAAAGATCACCAACCGCACTTACAGGCGGTACCTGATCAGGAATTGGAGTTTGAATAAAAGGTTGCCCGCTATTACCTCCACCTGGTCTATCATTACCAAATCTTAAGCTTTTTAAATCAGTCTGTAGATCTATTAACATAATTAGTTATCTTTTATCCGCCGTATACTCTTGATGACGGGTTTAATAGGTTACCATAACTCGTTGGTACGTTCTTGGCTACTGTATTAGCTAGTGTTTGACCATCTACTTGAATCTGTACTGGTCTAGAAGCTAGAGCATTAATAGATGTTCTTAGTTCTACAATAGCATTTACAACTGATGTCATATCTCCACCACCTCCTAGAACTCCTCCAAGCATTTTACCGGCTTTAGGCGAATTCAAAGGTATGATAGCTTCAGGTCCAGCTTCACCAACAGTAGCATTATTAATTTCTCCTGTAACAATCCCACCTTCGGCAAATTTATGACCTATCGCCATTGTACCTAAAGCACCTACTGCTGCTGCAACTGCTGCAACTACTGCTAATGTACCTATTCCAAATGTTTCAGCAGCATTTACTGTTACTGCTGCTACAGCTTGGTTGTCTTTTGCTAATGCTATACCAGCTTCTTCTGTTGCAACTACTGCTAAATCTGTTGCTTGTTTTTTTGTAAAGAAGTTAACTATACCTGCTGCTGTAGCAGAACTGCCCCATGCATCTGCCATCATTACTACTCCGGCTATCAATTTACCTAGGTCTATTAGTGCCATAAGACCAATTGCGGTATAAGCAGCCCAAGAATGATCTGCTATAAACTTAAAAGCATTGACTATCAACCCTAATGGACCTTGTAGTAACTTAGCTAAAGACTGTTGAATATCATCCCAGATAGCTGCTAATTTTTCTGTTGCAGATTGTTGTTTTAAAGTCATTACAAGTGAATCTGATTCCGGGATACCACGTTGTCTTGCAATATCTAACTGTTCCTGTGCAGATTTATTAGAAACATCTCCTAGCTTTTTATAGACTTCTTGCTGTTGTAGCATTTTAGCCATTTCCTCTCTTGACATTCCAAAAGCTTGTGCTAAAGATTTTTGTGCAATTACGTTTAGTTTCTGGTAATCAGCTAACGAACCTACTTGACTTCCTATCTCTTTTTCTAAAGTTAACTGGTCACCGGTTAATGCGGCATATCTTGCTTTTTCTAAATTTAATGCTTTACCTGTTAATAGTTCAGCTTCCATTTGAGATTGTATAGATGATTCGAAATTTAACATCGAATCGCCTATTTTATCAATTTCTTCTAGGCTTGTACCTAATTTTTTTGCTGCTACTACTGCTTCTGTTAAAGCTTTTGGATTCTGTTGAAATTTTACCAGAATACCTGCACTTAATTTACCAATTTCCTGAAATACTTGACGGGCATTTAGTACAGGTTCATTTGCTTTGCGTTGGGTTATTATTGTACTAGCTATTGTTTTATCTGTATCTTCTAATGTCTGGTTATTTAATAAGCTAATTTTCTGAATATTAGAAGCTTCGTTTGCTGTTAAACCCATCTGGTTTGTCATAGCAGCAAACTCTTTAGTACTTTCTGCACCAAAGTCAACAGTTATACCTAACTGTTCATTCATATCCACAATAGCTTTTGTTACCTGCTTTAAAGTATACCCAGAAAAACTAGCTTCTGTAGACAGCCTTTCCATCTGTTTATCCGCCATTCCAATACTTCGTGCCGATTCAACTATGGTAGAGTTATACTCTTTAGCTATCTCAAAACCTTTCTTAAACAAACTTACAAGATCATTCCACCCAGATTTCGCAAGTTTTAATCCTATTCCAAATTTAACAATCGGGTCTTGAATCGCTTCTGCTGCTGCTTCTCCTACTACTTTCACTACATCTTTAGCGGTAACTTTTTGAGTAGTAGCAAGATTTCGTAATTTTTTTTCCATATCATCGAGAATCTCACCGCTAACTCCTAAGTTTGATAAATAACTTGTTGCAGATTTTAGTAAAACTCCTGATACACCTAGGTTTTTATTAATATCTTTTTCTTTGTCTAATCTTTTTTCAACAGTTTTTAGTAGTTCTTTATACCCATTTTCGTTTTGTGTTATAAAATCACCAGCTTCATCATACGCAGCAACGATTTTTTTTTGTACAGATAACTGCTCTTTCTGCTGTTTAGTAGATGCTCCTTGTGCTTTAATTTGTTTTTCTAAGCTTTGAATTGACTCAGCCGCTCTATCTCGCTCTTGCTTTTTCTGTTTTACAATGTCTTCAAGAACTTTTCCAGATTTTTCAACCCTTTCTTTCACAGCTTTTAATTCTCTTTCTGATAGTTTAGCTATATCTAACTGATCATATTTTAATTTATCGGCTTCTTTAGTAAGTTGTCGGTAAGAACCTACAACATCTTTAACTAAATTATTTTGCTTAGTTAAATCTTCTACAGTGTTACGTAAGCTGGTAGCAAAATAGTTTACACTTTCGTTTAGCTCTTGCTGTGCTTTTTGCTGTTTTGCTAGTTCTTTAGCAACTTCAGCAGCACTTAACGCTGGATCTGGTAGAAATAAAAGTCTAGGTAGATAATTAAGTTTCATAAATATAAATAGTGAAAGCGCCTATTTTTTAGGCGCCTTCGTTGATGTTTTATAATTTGGTGTTACAGCAGGTCGAGCAATTGGTTTAGGTTCACTCTTATTATTTAACATATTCTGCTGCTTATCCTGGATCTCTTTTTGTTTATCGTAGTGTTCTTTTAACTTATTAAATGTAAACCTACGTAACCATAAAGGCATCTGATATACTGTCTCCCAATCATATCCTCCTTGTCCATTAAAAACTATTTCATGGATTTCAGTGAATATATTGATTCTATGCTGCGGTGTCAGGCCAAAAAAATGATATAGTAACTGGTATGTTTACACCCTCCCCTGTGTAGTTATCTGAATCCGGTATAAACTTCATATCTAAGTCTGGTGAGATAGAGCTATAGTATTGACGTAGAGCTCTTGAATCAGGTGCAAGTAAGTAATTATCTACGAATTCACGTATTGCTTTTTGTTCTCTATCACCGTTTACCGATGTAATCATAAACTTCATCCGTGTTGTGATATCGGTAGTAGTGTTAGGAGAAATCTTTTTAAGACCTTTTATCTCTTTTTCTATCTTTTGTTCATCACCATGAGTTAGTAACTTGAAGGTTACAGTATTACCCGATTTAGGTAGAGCGTAACTAAAGTCATTAAGACCTGATTTAAACAAATCATAGTCTACAACTTTGTTCTCTAATATGGATAAATCAACAGATACCTGCTGTCCTTCATAGGAAAAGGTGTAGTCTTTACCATAACCTAAAACCCTTGCAGCTACTAAGATTGCGTTTTTATCGCCAATAAGTAGATCGTCAAAGTTGATTGGAGTAACGATTAGAGACTGTAATAACTTGTCTAGTACTGTACCGTCTTTGATGTAATTACTGTTAGTAAGGATATCTTCCTCTCTAGCGGTCATATACTTCATTTCTACGGTACCTGATGATAAAGGTGATTCTTTTGGATACAATAACCCTTTAGATGGTAACTTTACCGTTTCTGTTGGTAGTTTAAATTTTTCTGTTGTCATAAATTGTTTAAGTGTTTACCTATATATATATAAATAGACAAAATAATACTTTTAATCTATCTTTTTTTCATGTCTTTTATCTTTATAGTAAATCATATACCCCTTTTTTAGTAGACCTGGGTGGGTAGTTAACCTATCGCTAACTGTTGCGGGACTTATCTTTATAGTAGAACTTAGCTGATATGCATTACTTGCTTCTACTTTTCTTCCATCTTCATATTCACATACTACCCAACCTTTACTAGCTTTAGCTTGATCTCCAACTTTACCTATCTGATCACGTCTTCTTGCTTCTACTAGTTTCTGTTTACCTTCTTTAGATAATTGATCCTTACGTCCTTTACTTAGATTTGTATTTTCCCAACCTTGATCTAAATAACTCGGTAATTCTTCAGCTGAACAATACTTAATTTTTTTTGTTATAGAATGTACAATAGTCTTTGTTCCTGTTCTTGCTGCAGCAATTTTTGCTGAATGCTCTGCTGTTTGTTTTCTAGTCCAAAGGGTCATTAATATTCTTCTAGCTTGACCATATTCCTCTTCCGTAAGTTTAGTTTTCTTATCATAAGCTATTCGATGAAAAGCCCATAACATTTTTTTACCGTATATCGGATGATGTTTAAATATCTCAGCTAGTAATTTATGACACCTATAATGCTCTTCCGGCAGTAGTAGTACTGTTGATGACTTTTTATTAAAACTTCTTGGCACTATATGATGTGCTTCGTAGTAACTCCCGTTTCCTTTAACTCTGTTTGACTTTAGAGCCTCTCTAATAATACTGTAATAATCTCTTAACATAAAAAAACCTGCCTTTATTATAAATAGGCAGGTCTTATATAAGAAGTAAAAATTTAAGACGTAGTACTAGTAGTTGAGTACAGCATAATCCATTGCTATAGTAACATCGATTTCTAATGCTTCAGAAGTAGCCCAGTCAAATTGACCGAATGTAGCTGTCTTAACAAATGCACCTTTTATGATCCATTCACCCACTATATCACCTACTGGACCTAAAACGTTTAGAGTTAAATCTTTCTTGTAGAAGTCAGAATAACCGTCTCTACCTGTTACAGATTCGTGTGATAGACGTACCCACTCCATTACTGCTTGAGCACCTGAAGGTGTGATTGGATTATAAAGAGCTAGGGTCATATCATTCCACTTAACCTTACCTTTTAACTTACGGTAAACGTTGATATGATCTAGAGTGATTTCACCTGCATCAAAGCCTGGTGCTGATGCTTTCTTGATTAAGTAAGATGGTATACCGTCAATATACATTATAAATCTATTCTGTACTTGTGGTTCAAAAGCGGTAAAGAATATCTCATTAGGATCTAAAACAGCCATGGTTTATTTATTTTTAGTTTTTAGTAAATGTTAGTTTGTCTACATTAATAAATAGTCCTAGCAGAAAAAAGTTGTTTCTTTTACAAAAAAACACTAATTATATACGGTAATTGAACCTCAAGTATGAAAACATATATCTGTAAGATCTGTAAAAAAGAAAATCCCGTAAAGTACTATAAAGTACCTACCTACTGTTCCGCTACCTGTAAAAATAATGATCCTGAAATTATAGCTAGGATGGTAGCTAGTCAAAGAGAAACTTATTTAAAAAAATATGGAGGACATCCAATGAACTCTAAAGAAGTTCAGGAGAAACATAAAAAAAGCATGTTAGGTAAGTATGGGGTAGAACATGCTCTTCAATCTACAGATTTTAAAAAGAAAGTTAAAGAAACTACTAAAGAAAGGTACGGTGAAGGTAGTGAAGAGTTAGTTAAAAAATGTAAACAGTCTAAATTAAAGAAATACGGAAATGCTAACTATAATGGACAGAAGAAAAGAACTACTAAAGCTATTGATAAGAAGATATATGAGTGGGAGGATATAAGGATACTGGACTATGATTACAATATTCCGGTGAAGACACAACGGTTTACTTTACAGTGTATTAGGTGTGAAACTATATGGGAAGGTACTTTAACTAATAACTATAAACCTAAATGTAAATTTTGTTCAGATAAGATTAGGTATGTTAAGATATCAAAAGGACATCAGGAGCTTATAGATTTCTTAAAAACATTGATACCTAAAGATGAGATTAAAGTAAATGATAGAACTCTTTTAAATGGTCATGAGATAGATATATACATTCCTTCTAGGAAGATAGCTATTGAGTTTAACGGTATCTTTTACCACTCTAATCTTTTTAAAGAAGCGGATTACCATGTGAAAAAGACAACAAGATGTTTAGTACGTGGGGTACATTTAATTCAGATATTTGATAGTCAATGGTGGGCCAAATCTGATATAATTAAATCTATGTTAACATCTAAATTAGGAGTTACTTCTTCTAGAATACCTGCTAGAAAATGTACTGTACGCATTATACCTTCAAAAGAAAAAAAAGATTTCTTTAATAGGAACCATTTACATGGAGATACTAACAGTTCTATTAACATAGGTCTTTATTATAATGATACCTTAGTAGCAGCCACAACATATTCTAAATCTAGATTTGATAAGCAGTTTGATTTTGAACTTGTACGATTTGCATCCTTACTTAATACAACTGTTATTGGCGGATTTTCTAAGATGCTGGCTTATTTTATAAAAAACTATGAAGTTACTACTCTCGTATCCTACTGTGACCGTACATGGAGTACCGGGCTTGGTTATTTTAGATGTGGGTTTACATTTGGTAAGTTTACTGTTCCTAACTACCACTACTTTAAAAACTTAGAGGTGTACACTAGGCAGGAATTCCAAAAAGCAAAACTGCCTTCCAAACTAAAGACATTTGATAAATCCCTAACAGAGGTAGAAAATATGTATCAAAATGGATATTTAAGGTTTTGGGATTGTGGTCATATCAAACTTATACTAAACACTGTAAACAAAAACATCAAGCAATAGTGGCTTGATGTTCTATGGATATCTTATGGTAATAAAAACTGTGATTTATTTCAATCTTAATCTAATTACCGGCTGTTTAGGTGCTTTACTCTCTTTCAAGAGTATAGCACTTTTAACAGATTCGTATAGTTTTTTTGGAATTCTTATTTTAATATTACTCATTAGTGTAGTTTATCTCTTATGATCCGAAAACTGCTCCTGAAGGTAAGATATTGAAGTTTAGTAAGATGTACTCTGCAGTCTTTGTAGGCTGTAAGTAGATAGCCCCTACTAATTGGTTTCTATCAATTACTGATGGAGTGTTATTTGTATCATCCATTACTACGTTAAATGCATATAAACCTTGTTTTTGCTGTACTGATTGTAGGTAAGGGTTAACTTGGTTTAAGAATGAGTTACGAGTAGTTTGTGTGTTTTGTTCGAATACTAATGTATTAGCAATATTGCCGATATAACGTTTTAGAGATATTAATAATCTTCTCACGTTAACTCTATCTAATGCAGAAGCTTTAGCTTGTAAAGTCTTTTGACCATAGATAACTGTACCTTGACCTGGGAATACTGCAATTGGGTTAACTTTAGAAGCATACAGTAGATCACGTTGTGCTACTGGTAGTCTTCTTTCTGGTTGAATAACTGTTGTTAGACCACCTCTTGTTAGACCTGCAGGTGCAAACCATTCAGCTGAAATCTTATCACTATATTCGTATACTGCAGGTACGATTGTAGACGCAGGGCAGAAGAATAGTTTACCAGTTTCATTTGATACTAATTGTACCCATGGCCAGTATGTAGCTCCGTATGAGTTATCTACAGTCTGGGCTTGTGTTTTAGCAGTCGAAATATTCTGACCAAATACTGTTGTATCTACTACTGCAATAGCAGTTCCTCTATTCTGTGCTGTTGTTAGTAACGTACTTGCTACTGAAGAAGCACCTTGTAAAGTAATACCTGGAGCGTATATAGTTTTATAATCGTATTGATCTTTATTCTGTAACAGGCTTAATGCAATAGTGTAATCATTCTGATAAACACCTTGTATATTATTTGCAGCTGTAGTTGGTGCTGCTCCTATACCGCCACCATCTGGTGAGTTCGGTATATTTGTATAAAGGTTAATTGGAGATGTAGCCGGGAAATTGCTTCCTACTGCACCACCAAATGCACCGTTTAATGAACCAGATCCTGCTGCTGGAATTGAACCGGTGTATTGAGATTGAGGTATACCTTGAGCATCGAAGTAGTTAGGTGTTGGCTGTAAAACAGAAGCTACTCTTACGTAATTACTTTGATTTACATATGAACCACTTGTCTGCAGGTAGTAACTACCGTCGGTAGGATCTTGAGTTGGAGTAAATGTTTGATCACCAATTACGTAGCTGATATAGTTATTCTGGTTTGGATCTAGAGATAGATTAGCCCATGTTTCTAATACAGTCTTACTATTTTCATAATCATTACCTCTTCTTATTGTAAGGGTGAATAGACCAGAACCTGTACTGGCTGCAGTTATCTCCCATCTAATATTACTAACTGAACCTGATGGTAGTAGGCTACTGTTAACAAGTGATGCACTAAAGTCATTATTCATTACAGCACCTTGACCTAAAGTAGCAAGTGTGAATGCTACACCAGTAGGGCTTGTTATAGATGCTGTAGCTGGAGTCCATCCATTGACAACTCCACTACCTGATGCAACTCTCGTTACAAGTAGAGTAGTACCGCCTTGTTGGAAGTAGTTGTAAGCTGCTATAGAGGTTAGGTACTCGTAGTTATTACCGCCAGATACAAATAGAGCTCCAAATTGAGATCTAAATGAACTGTAAGAAGTTACTACGGTTGGAATATTAACCGGACCAAGTACTGTTGGACCTACAATTGCTGCACCAACCTGGGTAGGTCCTTGTGTGATTTGAGATAGGTCATTTTCTCTTAAAAAGACCCCGGGAGATATTAAAGTTTCGCTCATATTTGTAAATTAGTTTCTTAATAATAAATAGTTCACTTTATGGCAAAACCTAAAAACTCTCTACTTAGTTAATATTACCTGTCTCGATATCAATCGATACATTCCCATATTTAGCCACTAGACTATCTACCATTGCTTTTTCTCTGGTTTTTAGGTCTAAAATACCATCTTTAAGTTTCTGTTCTTGTGCTTCAAATAGCACTTTTTGGAATTGGATTTCTCCTAAATTAATTACAAATTGATCTGCTTCGTTACGTAAACCTTTTAATGACTGTAACTCCTCTTGTGTGATTGTTGCTTGTTCTGACATAATACTTTATTTGTGTTTAGATATATACATATAAATAGGTAAGAGTCTAGTTAGAAGCACTAGATTTTTTACTTTCTTCTATTGCTTTTTTCATTGCCGCTCTTGTTTCGGCAGCAAAGGTTTTCATAGACTCATCAAGTTTTTGTTCTACTGCTTGTATAATAGCTTCTTCTTTTTCTATTTCAGTTACTGTATCAAGTTCTATTTTATCTATATTTCCGGTCTTAGCTACTTTATAAACATAAACACCTGATATAATAATCACGGTAAATAAGGTAATTAGTCCTAACATAGTCTATAGTTTTTCTGATAATAAATATAGTACTTTAGAAATATCCTACCAAGATTTTATCTAAGTTTTAAGTAGAGCTGTTACCTGTAGTTCTAACTGCTCTATTCTTGTTGTTGCCTCTTGAAGAGCTTTAACTGTTAATGCTAATATACCGTTGTAGTCTAGCCCATACGTTCCTCCTTCTTCAGATCCATTTCCTAATACTAGATCAGAATCTACTGTTAAAACATCTTGAGCTATAAACCCGTGTCTTACTACTCCGGGATAAATATTATACTCAAATGCTGCTGGTTTTAACTGTGAAATAGTATCATACACACTTCCTGTTATGTAACAAACGTTATTTTTTGTTCTAACATCTGAAGTACCGCCTCCTGCTGTAGTTAAAGTTCCTCCATCTGTTAATGAAAGAGATTGAGTGGCATAGTTATTACTAATAATTTGAAAACTTCCTGAGTTATCTACTCTAAAAAATTTGTTTGGGTTAGTAGCTCCTGTAGCTGTATTAGTTATCTGTATAAAATCTACGTAGTTTGAACCGCCCTTTGTGTTAGATCCTGATACCCAAATTGCTACACCGCTTGTATTTTGAGGAGGGGGTACTATTAATAAAGAGGATGTATTTACTGTAGAACTCACAATTCTACTAGATCCACTAACATCTAGTTTATATCCGGAATCAGTAGTTGTACCAATTAATAGATTACCTAATGATGATAATCTCATTTGTTCAGCACCGTTACTAACAAAAACTAATCTTTGGCCTGCTCCAGGACCTATTTGTAATTGGTTATTTGGATATGTTATATTATTTGTTATTAAACCACTACCAGCAGTAATTGAAACATAACCACTGCCAGCAGCACCTATTGATAAATTTTGATTATTAGTAGCATACAAAGAAACACCTCCATTTGAAGCAAATTGTAAATATGAGCCGATAGGATTAGTGATGTTTGCACCTGAGGATAATGTACCTAGTGATAAATTACTTGCTAAATAGTTCGTTGATCCGCTTCCGATATAGTTAAATGATGTAGTATTAAGAATAGGTAGAGAAGATCCTGTTATATATCCTGAACCTATATCAGTAGCTGTAGTTGTAGAACTTGTTAAGTATTGAGTTTGAGCTGTTGTAGTACCTTGGTAAATTCTGTATGAGTAAGCTCCTGGTACTGCTGTCCAGGTTAGAGCTACTGAGCCTGTAGGACCGGTAACAGAAGCAGAGGCTTGAGAACCTGGAACTGTAGTATTTCCTAACCCGTCTACTGCTACTAAGGTATAGTAGTAGGTATTAGTAGCTAGAGTACCACCAGAACCTGATGGTGTAATTGTAATAATACCGGGTGCTGAGAGTGTTCCTGCACCAAAGTTACCGAATACTTTAGAATATACTGTACTTGTGGTACCAATTACTGTTGTATTTGAACCATTACCAACAGCATTAACACCAATAACAATTTCATTTGATGGTGAAGCAGCACCACCTAATACACCACTACCAATATAAATACCATTAGTAGCACCTGTTATTCTTGTGGCATCATTATATGTACCATAATATGTACCAGCATTAGCACCTAAAGCTGTATTATTACCTGTTGTTGTAATGTAACTTAATGCGTTATTTCCTATTGCAACATTACCACCACCGCTAGTTAACGCATATAATGTTATTGGTGAACCAGGTGCACCAAAGTTACCACCACCAATACCGATATTATAAGCTGATGTTGCATTTTGCAATACTTGCGAACCAATAGCAATTGAATTACCGCCTCCAGCAACGTTATTACCACCTAAAGCTAAGTTACCAATAGCAACAGTATTACTAGCACCTGTCTTGTATCTCAACGCATTATTACCAATAGCAACTTGATTTGAGTTAGTTGTGTTAGCTGCAAGAGCATAATAACCAACCGCAACGTTACCTGTACCTGTTGTATTTGAACCGAAAGTGTTGTAACCTAATACAACATTTGAGTTTATACCACCAGCACCATAACCTAAATTAACTCCATTAAAATTATTAATTGAACCTGTACCTATGTAATTCATTACCGTTGTATTAATAGTCGGTAATGTGGAACCTGTTGTATATCCTGAACCTACATCTGTAGCTGATGTTATTGATGAAGTTAAATACTGGGTTTGTGCTGTTGTAGTACCTTGGTAAATTCTGTATGAGTAAACTCCTGGTACTGCTGTCCAGGTTAGAGCTACTGAACCAGTTCCCCCTGTGCTCACTACAGAAGCAGAAGCTTGAGAACCTGTAGTCGTAGTATTTCCTAACCCATCTACAGCCACCAGAGTGTAATAGTATGTACCTGTAGTTAAAGTTCCTCCGGAACCTGATGGTGTAGCCGTAATAATACCAGGTGCTGAAAGTGTTCCTACTCCAAAATTATTTTGAATCCTTCCAGATCCACTAACATCTAGTTTGTATCCGGAATTAGTAGATGTTCCAATAAATATACTACCTGATATAGTCTGGTTACCATTAAATATGTTTGAACCTGTAGTTGCTAGTGAAGCACTTATGGCTGTAAATACCGGATCTTTTTCTACGTAATATGATGCGGTCTGTGCTGTTTGTACATAGCTAGCTGTTGCTACAGTCATTGAGGAAGTTACGCTAGTTAACACATACGGACTTAACATCGACGAAGTAGCACTGTTTAGGACATAGTTAGGGGCTAAACTAGCTGTTGAAGCATATGAGGATGACACTACACTTCCTCCGTAGTAACTTGCAGTTGCTGCATAAGAGCTACTTACTGCATTTAAAATATAGCTTGCTGTAGTAGCATATGATGCACTTGTTGCATTTGATGCTGTACCGTATAGTGAAGCTGTAATTGAGGATTGATTCAACCATTTAGCCTGTGCTGTACTATATACAAAAGGTTGACCATCAGTTGGTGATGTAATAGATACATCAGCTAATCCAGCTAGAGTAGCAGACACAAAGTTTGTACCTGACGAACCAATACCTCCTACGTTTCTGAATAAACCTGCTTGAACTATAGATGCTTGAGATGCATTAGTTAAATCTGTAGCATTACCTGCAACAATAATATACCCTATTTGAATAGCATTTACAGCAGTATTAGGTGCTTCGGTAAATGGTTCTATACCGATACCATTCTGAGCATCTATTAAAGATGCATATAAGGTACTACCGTAGTAAACTATAAATGCATTGGTAGGTGAGTTTGGAATCCAGAATACACGTTGTATTGTATATCTCAGATTAGAACCATTTGTAGGTACTGTTGCTAATTGTCCTGAAGTATTAACATACTTAGTTGGGTCTATAACAGTATATCCTGCACTACCTGCACCTGTATCAATTACTGGTGTTGAACCTGATAGGTAGTATCTATAAATCTTAGATGTGTTACTACTATTCTCAATAACAGTAGATGGGTGATTTGGATTTATAGCGTAGTTAGCACCCTCTCTATATGAACTACCTGCCGATTTAACTATGCTCATTGTAGAGCCACTAGCTATTAGAGTATGTCCAGATAGTTTTAATGGTCCAAATGCTCTAAAGAAGTCATCTGTCTTTTGTGCAGGACCGTATGATATTTGAGGTGAATTAAATACTCCTGTTGATACACTACCACTTAATGTTAGTACAACACCAATTGCTATTGAATTATCCCATTGGTTTATATCTAGGCTACCCCATGTATTTGTCTGCTGAATAACAGCACCTGTATTATCAATACCAACATAAGTTATCTTAGCTGAACCTGAATATGTGATAGGTAGTGTTTGTGTATTCCAAGTTATTTGTTTAACAGTTGGATACGGGTTACTTGATGTTGAAGCATTTAACGTTACTATTAGACCACTACCCGATGTTATTGTAAATGTAGTTGAACCTGGTGTTGATGTTAATACACCGCCATTTAATATACCTGTATATAGTACAGATTCAAGCCATCTTAGACGTGTTGTATTACTATATCCCTGTCCGTTTTGTGTAAAATACAAATCTTGAGTTGAACCAGATACGTAAATATATGATGCAGATATACTAGTATCTATACTCTTAATAACAGGATCAAACTTAATTACACCATTTGTTTCCATATCCCCATATACCTTGATTGACGGTGTAGTAGGTGAAGTTGTTGAACCGGATATTGTAATACTACCTGATAGTAATGTAGTACCGTACAGAGTATTGTTACCTATCTGATAAGTAGATCCTGTTATATTTAAACTACCAGTAATAGTTACATTTTGATTAAGTACATTCACATAACTTGCTGTTTGTGCATATGAAGCTGTTACTGTGTAAGAACTTGATACAGCATTTACTACATAACTAGCTGTCTGTGCGTTAGCTACGTACGATGCAGTATTAGCATAAGAACTTGATACAGCATTTACTACATAAC